AACGTATTCTAGGAGGCAATTAATATGGATTTATGGAGTTCTATATTAGAATCAGGTACTAGTGAACACACCAGTGATGTATATTTAGCTAGACTATCCACATCTTTATCTGGTACAGAACCCATTCGAATCAATCCAGAACAAGGTGAGATTGTCAAACTATATCGTTCCATTCACCATGCCATTGATGCATTATCCATTTCAGACGATATCCCTACGGGTACTAAAGTAACTGTATTTAAACCAAAGTATGATATTAGTATCGATACTCCATCTATTGATGAATGCCCATATAGTCATATACTCGATGAAGTATGGGCAGAAGGTGCATTTGATGTAGAACCTGTTGGTGAATATGCTATCATTGATAATCGCTCTAATCGTCATATGTTTGATGGTGGTTCTGTTGTTGAATCCATTATCTCTGAAGTTCATGATGAACCTATCGTGGAATCTTCCGATGATGATTCCATCGGTAGCATAGATGATGTCTATGAATCTATCCTAACTAGTTTTGTCACTGAAGCTGATGGTGATGATAAAAAAGATGAAGAAGATGACGAAAAGACGACACGTGATACCATGCGAGATGCTCGTAAAGATTTAAATGATGATTTAGGTGATGAGGAGCCTCTCGATGAAGAACAAAGTGGGGAAATCCCTAAAGATGATGAAGATGGTGAAAATACAGACACAGATGATACTACTACAGACGATACAGCGGATACTCAAGATTCTACTGAAGGAAATGAAGAAGGGTCGGATTCCGATTCTGGTGATTCTGATGACTCCAGTACTGGTGATTCTGATTCTGATGGCATGGATGATGACCTTGGTGACATGGACGAATCTGGCGATTCTGACAGTGGCGATTCTTCTGATGCTGATTCTGAAGGGGATTCTACAGATGGTGATTCTGACAGCACTGATGATGGTGCTGATGGTGAGTCTACTGATGGCGATCCTAATGCAGATAAGAATAAAAAGATAAATAAAATCAATCTCCTTAAAGATTTTATTTCTCTCTATAAGACAATTGAAAATTCTAACAAAAAATTAACAGAGGCTAGAAAAGATAATATCTTAACTTCTGTGACAATTAATCAAGTGCGTAAGAATTTGACTCGATTGGGAGAAGTCGTGTACAATTACATCTTACTGTACTATGATGGCAATGACCATTCCATCAACCTCTACAACTTCAAATATTTTTCTGAAATTTTGAAGTTGAATGTAGACATGCTTCGTACTATGCAAATTAACGAAGATAACGGTCAAACAAATAGTTAAATCATATTGACTATTTGATGTTTTAATTAAACCATCAAATTTTTTCTTGAAAACAAAAGTAATTTAGGAGGTTGACAAATGTATCAACACATCTATGATTCCGAACGCCAAGTAACTCCTGGTGTAGGATCTTTCACTGATAATCGTGACGGTGGTTTCAAAGAGCAATTCAAAGCAACTGTTGAATCTTTCCGTAACAACTACCAAATCGATATCCTTTCCGATATGAAACAAGTATTGAACGTTGCTCCTTTATATGAAGCATACAAAGAAGCTATGTTCAACGATGCGTTGGAAGCTACTTCTGAATCTTCTTTCGCTACTTATGGTCACAATAACAACGACGAATACGTTGCAATGCATTCCGACAAAATGGACCAATACATTGAAAATACTCGTCAAACATTGTTGACAGAAGCATCTTCCGTTGGTTTGATCGAACCAATCGTTGGTTTAACAATGCCTATCTTGAAAAAACAATACATTGCTAACCAATTCAAAGATATGCTTCAAACTATCGTATCTACATCCCCAATCGTGAAATATGCTTACGAACGCCGTTTCTTGAAAAACAAGAAAGGTGAAAAGAAATATTTCCCTGAATGTTTCTACGATGGTTCTTACTATGAATTCACCGATCAAGGTATTGGTAAAGAAGTAACAAACAAATGGTATCCACAAGCTGGTGGTACATTACCTTTGTTCGACTTGAACATCCTTGAAGAATCCGGTGGTTCCTTGGAACAACGTGATGCTTTGTCCTATGACTTCGGCATCAAAGCTATCAAAATGGAAATCCCTGTACCTGCAACTCCTGGTCCTGGTACTACTATGGAAACTATCGTAGTTGACAACTTGGATATCCGTCCTGACTATGCTAATAACACATTCAAATACACTCTTGAAATTGAAAACAAAGTAGACCCTACACAAGCTCCTAACAAAGTACAAGTGTTCGGTTCCTATTCTCCTTATGATGGTTTAGTAACTGTATCTGCAGCGGTAGATCCTTCCACTAACATCACTATTAAAGGTATTCAATTCGGTGGTCACTTGTCCAATGCAAACAACAACGAAACAATTGAATTGGATAAAGAACGTCATAACCAACAAATCACCATCGCTGAAAAAGAACGTTTCAACGCTGGTTTGACTTTGGAAAAAATTAAAGACGAAAAAGCTTTGGCTAATATCGATGTAACTGTTGAAGTTGTATCCGATATGTCTGACGTTTGTGCACAAACTGCTGACTCCAACACTCAACGTTTCTTGGAACAATCCTTCCAAAAAGTTAAAAACATGGGCAACCGTGTATTCCAACCAATGGGTTATAACTTCCAATTCGCTGATGAAGTATCCTTCGATATGGCTGCACCAAGCACATACATGGTTCCAGAATCCGAATGGAGAAGTAAACAACTTCGTTACTACTTAGGTCGTATGATTTCTTACATCAAAACTAAGTTACGTGACGAACGTATTATGATTGCTATCTCTGCTAACTCCTATGTAGTTGAATTGTTAAATGCAACTGATGATGACATCCGTTGGGTATTGAACTCCGACTCCAACATCGGTGGTGTTAAACTTGACTACAAATTTGGTGTTATGACTGTTGATGGTACTCGTGTACACATCATTGCCAGCCAAAAAGAAACAGTAGAAAAAGGTTTCCGTATCACTGTTATTCCTTTGACTGACACTGTAATCACATACCGTCGTTATGAATATAGCTTCAACATCGAAACTAACTACCGTAACGCATTAACTCCATTGACTCCAAACATCATGTGCGTACAACGTTACGAAAACATTGAAGTACTTCCTGTTCAATCTTGCTTGTACATCAAACAATATCGTGAACGTAACCTTGGTTTAGCTCCTAACGCTGTATACTCCAGCTTATCCGCTAGCCATATCTAATAGCTAACGCATAACGTGTTTACGTTATTGGAACGATAAGTTATATCCCCATATGGTTATTATGCCATATGGGGATATTCTTTAATGAAAGGAGTACACGTTGATGTATTATGATTCTGCTATAGAATATGAAGAATACGTCTTGTATACTACTGAAGCTGAAACTAACTTAATGAAGTCTAAAACCGCAACTAAAATTAAAGATATCTTAATTCGTATTGCTGAGAAGGCTTCTAGCCTTGTTTCAAAAATCATTTCTAAATTTATTGCGTTAGTTAAGAAGGCTAACGTAGTAGTACTCGACACACTTGCTAGTCGTAACTTAAAGAAGGGTCGATTTAAAAACAAATCCATGGCTGTACCAGATGTTCCTGGGTTTCGTCAGCTATTAATGGATCTAAATAAACTCCCTAGTTATGCTAAAGATATCAGTGCCGCATTAAGTGGTACCGATATTGATTGGGATAAGTCCTTTAAAGACATCGACGATATGCGTGACCGTGTCAACACGGTACGAACTCAATTGAGTTCCCATAAACGCACCAATATCAACCCTAGCTTAATTAAAAAGTTAGTCATGTATGCTAACTTAGGTACTAAAGCTAGAGTACAAACAGCAGATGTTAATATTAAACGAATTAAAAGTAAAATATCAAACTTACGTGATGATAAAGCCTCTCAACAGGTACATCAAATCACAAGTCGATTTATTAACTTATTCGTATCTATGACATCCCTTATATTCCGTATTACTCGTATGAGTTTAAATAACTTACGTCGATTAGCTCGGAATATTGTAAAAACTGAAAATTAAAAAGATAAGTAGGATAGAAAATCACAATGGATTCTATCCTACTTTTATTATGCGCGTTTAACTGCAGATACAGCTTTGCTAGCAAGGGATTTTGCTTTTGCTTTAAGCCAATTAAGTTTAGCTAATAATTTAGCAACTAAGCTGGAATATAATTGTACTGTTTGTACATGAATGGCACTAACATCCTTAACGGAACATTGTTTAGCAGCATCGATACCTGCACTAGCCATGGAACCAACTGTACTTGCACCTTTTTTAATAAGTTCAAGTACAGAACTGATACCCTTGCCAATAGCGGCAATATCAGATGTAACATTTTTTTGAGCTTCATCAGAGATGTTATCAAAATTATCTTTCCAGTCCAATAATTTTTCACGAACTGCTTTTACTTTATCTTCGGTCATACCTGGAATCTTAGCAACTTGTCCACTAAGAGCATGTAAACCAGCTAAAATCTTTGCAATAACAACTGAGGCACTCATGAAATAAATATCGCCTTCAAGTTTGAAAGAGCCAGAAACGCCTTTAATTACATCGACAGCCTTTTCCAAAATATCGGAATCGATTTTAGCCAATTTTTCTTTAACAAAATTTGCGATTTTAGTAAAGAGTGCTTTAATTTTTTCAATCACTGTTTTGAAAGCACCCTTGGCTTTATCAACTACACCTTCGGTTACCAATAAATCCAATTGAGCACTTTCAATTAGAATTTCATTACTTGTATTCATTGTACAAATCACCTTTCATTAACTAAAAAATAGTATGATGTTATATAGTGGTATTAATCATTTTCAGGTTCTTTAATCCCTTTAACACCTTGTGCTCTAAGAAGAGAACGTAAAGACATTTTATAGGCTTTATGCATCGCCACCACATAGTTAATCAATTTACCAGATAAATCACCCATTAATCGACACCGTTTCATTTCTGTTGTACGATCTCGATCGCCAGATTTTTCAATCTTATTCGCTACGGAATTGAATGTATCGGCTAATGACCATAGATAGGAATGTTTCTTTTCCAATAGGTTAAGCATACCTGCCATGATATTTGCATATTCATTACCTTTGATAGTTTCTTTCACTGTCAATGGAAGCTGTTTAACTTTATCAGCTTCTTTAGATAATTTAACAGTTTTTTCTTCATCAGAATCATCAAAATCAGATTTATCAAGGATCGCTTCTGCTAGATGATATGTATCCAAGTACACTTTATCAAATTTATCAAGACTTGCTTTATTTGGTACTACACAAGAATACTCATCTCGATCCTTACTGATTAAACTGGCTTCATATTTAAGTTGCTTAAGGTCTTTCTTTAGTTTACTCATGATAAAATCTTTGATTTTACTAACGATTTCCTTAATCTTCTTAATAACGGCAGCCATTACATTTTTAGCTTTATCAACTAAACCTTCAGTTACCAATAGATTCAATTCGGTAGATTCTATTAGTATCTCATTACTAAAGTTTTCCATAGTATACCATACCTTTCAAATTAAAAGTTTAAGTTATTAAATAGTTCACATAGATAGATTTCTCTAGTTTAAACAAATATTTAATGTTAAGACTTAGTAATTATAGAGGTAAAATATATGAAACTTGATAAAGAAATTGTAATCGAATCTACAGAACTTCAATTGTTACTTACAGAAGGTGATACTGAAGGTGCAGTGGAGAAAGGTGAATCCCTTCTCTCTAAAATGAAAAAGAGTCTATCTGAAAAGATCAAAGCTCTTAAATCTATTTTTAGTAAGAAAAGTAAAGATATCGTGCAAGCTAAAAATGCTGATGGTACTATTACTACTAAATTGGTTAACCCGAAATACTTAACTGCTTTCAATAAAGCATATGCAGCAAATGTTAAAGCACTTAAGAAAATATTCACCACTAAATCGTTTGATGATGAATATCAAGACCTTCTTGGTGATGCATGTGAACTATTCGATACACTATCTAACATCGAAATGACTATTGTGGAAACCATTGACCCAGTGGATGCAGTAAATGCTATGCATAAACTAGGTGGTGAAGTATTAGATAAACTTAAAGAACTTGAAGGTGTTCTTGATCATATCACTAAAGTCGTTAAACATGTTACCGATAATGGTGATGAGAATGACACTAAAGAAGTGCGTGAACAATTATCTACTCTTTATATGGTTCAAAAAGGTATCTATGGTGATACTGAAAAACTTTTCAATTGCTTCATGGATATCCGTGACGCTATTAGTAAAGCAATTGAAGACTAATCACTCAATAGAGATAGAACGTTTAGTTCTATCTCTATTTTTTCTCATTAGATAATGCTTAGTTAGACACTTAAATAACATTGATTAGAAAGGTGGTTACTATGAATACCAACAATCGTGCTAGAATTCAGACCAACCTCGAATCAATCGTAAACGGTATGGAGTTCCAAGAGCTTAGTGATAAGTTCGATAACATCATCCATACTCGTGACGAAGATGCTATCGAGGCAAGTCTATACCACATAGCTAGAATACTAAAACGTATTTTCAATATCGAAACTAAATTCTCGATTATTGATCGGACTGGTCAAAGTCCATTCTTTGGGTTTAATCTGTTCCCTACCTTTGAAGATATTAAAGATATCTCTGTTAAAGTATTAAGTAACTCCACAGATGATATTATCGATATCTGGCAAAATACAGATGATTGGTATGTCGAAATCGACTCCAATATCTTATATAACTCCAGTAAACAATTTAATGCCAAAGAAATTGCAACGTTGTTTTTATATCGCATCGAACAAGTCGTATTCAATTACGAGTTACCAGAAACAGTAACGATGATTGTACGCCAAGCATTAACATCACTTGATTACCGTAGTAATGCAGTAGCTCGTAGTGCTATCTGTCGCGATTTGTATATCATTCCATTCTTAACAGCGGCTGGATATGTTAACTACACACGGGATCTTCCTGTCGATTCCATGTTACGTGCTACACCAGAATCAGAACAACGGTATCGTGTCGCATTTAATAAAATCTTAACTAACTTTGGTATGTTAGAAACAGTTGATCGAAATACAACTGAATTTGAACATACGTTAAACTACGTACTTCTTATGATTTTTGAATCAATCAATGATATGAAGTATAGTACTCGTACACTCCGTTTTAACGTGAAAAAATATGTGGATGGTCTTCTATCGAACTATGTGAAGGCTATCATGAAGAAAATTTTCATCAAATTCACTAATGTGAATGGTAAAGTACCTGCATTGGAAGCATCCAATCCTAAGATGAAAGAGATGCAAGAAAAAATTGCAGAACAGCATATCGTAGAACAAGTGCAAGCGATTTATGAATCAACTAAGATTATCCAAGAATTTATTGACAAACATGGTTTTGTTAAGAAAGTAGATAATAAAGAAATTGATATCATTCGTATTGAAATCTCCGATATGGAAACAAGTGATGATAAAATCTTCTTAATTGAACGCGTCTATAAATTCCTTAGTATTGTAAACTACTCACTATCCTTATTAGATGATCCTGAGTTAGGAAAACGTGTTCGTGTATCTAAATCTATGCTTCAAAAACAAAAATCCGAACTCGAAGAATTACGTCAAACGATATTAGAAGCTAAAATTGCTCCTAAAAAATATGGTTTATATGTAAAATATCCAGTTGGGTATGAAGGCTAAAATGATAAGTCATTAGGGGTTCGCTCCTAATGACTTATTTATTCGTATATAGGAGGTTCTATGGAAGAAGTCTTTATTCCTCAAGGAGCCAAACCCGCTATGGGATATGATATGTCTAAATTTTATGGGATTGACTCCAGAGGTATCCCATTCTTTTATCACATATCTACATCCAATTTATCATTTATACAAACAGCAAGAGATCTAAAATCGCTTGGTATTAATAACAATGCATTTTTCTTAGCATTGTATAATCCTGATTTAGCTGATGTAGACCCATTCAGTCCTAATCTAACGAAAGAACAAGTGCAAGCCATTATCAATGAATGTATCATTAATCCATGGTATTTTATTCGCGAATGTGTTCGTATCCCAGAACAAGGTGGTGGTACAGGACCGGGTGCTGGCTCTAAATTTAGATTACATCGTGGGAATCTAGCTGCCTGTTGGTGTTTCTTCAGAAACATCGACTTATATCTAGTTATCCCTCGTCAATGTTTTAAAACTCATTCTATGTTAGCCTGTTTAAATTGGGCATATATATTTGGTACATCTAACTCTGTATTCAACTTCTCAAATAAATCACAAAAAGACTCTGATGATAACTTGAGAAAGATGAAAGAACAAAAAGATGTATTACCTATCTACATGCAACATCGCTATGGTATTGAAATCGATGAGAGTGGAGATTTCAAACAAGTCAAGGGTCTTGACAACGTCCGTACGATGACAAACCCTGTGAATGGCAATCGAATTGATTCTAAACCATCGGCAGCAACAGAAGAAAAAGCTGATGGTATTGGTCGTGGTAACTCCGCTCCAATTCAGTTCTATGATGAAGTTGAGTTTACGAAATACATTGGTACGATTATTATGGCAGCTGGTCCAGCCTATGTTCGTGCAGCTGAAAATGCTAAGAAGAATGGTGCCATGTATGGTCGTATCTTCATTACAACACCAGGGAATATCGATTCCCAACCAGTAAAAGATTCAATGAGTACTCGGGAACAAGCCGCTGTGTTCACAGAACGGTTATATGATATGACAGAAGATGATATTGCTGCATTCATGAAAGCCAATTCCAGAAATGGGATTATCTATATTGAATTCAACTATAAGCAAATCGGTATGGATGAAGAATGGTACCAAAAAGTCTGTGCTGTATCCAACTGGGATAAAATCAAGATTAAACGGGAAGTACTACTCCAACGTATTCGTGGTACATCCGAATCACCATTTGATCCAGATGACCTAGATACTATCAATGGATTCCGTAAAGAACCGATTGATGAAATCATGGTCAATAAGATTTTCACCCTATATGTATATGAGAAACTTGATAAAACGGTTCCTTATATCATGGGAGTTGACTGTGCAACGGGCGTTAATAACGATAATACAGTACTTATGATTATCGATCCATATACATTACACCCAGTGGCATGTATGAAAACACCATTAGCCGATGCTGTAGAAACAGCTCAAAATATCATTCATGTTGTAAACCGATATATTCCAAAAGCATTAGTAGCGATTGAATCGAACCATCTAGGTTCAGCCATTATTGCTATTCTCAAACGAAGTTCCATTGCCGCTAATTTATATTATGATATCGATAAAGCTATGGTACCAGACGTAGAAACTCGATTGGATAAACACGGCATGGTGATGAACGATCCAAATAATCGTAGATTCTATGGTGTAGCTACCACAGCTACCACTAGACCGATGATGATGCAAATTCTATTGCGTCATGTAGCTGAACGAAAATCAGATTTTATTTGCCGTGAATTAATTGATGATTTAAATAACTTAATTCAAAAAGCAAGCGGTAAAATAGAAGCGGCTCAAGGGGAACATGATGACGTTGTTATGGCGTACTTAATCGCTTTATTCGTATACTATCATGGTAGTAAATTGAGTCGGTATGGTATTACTAAATATGATCTTCGTAAACCGATCGGAGAAAAAGCTAAAAAAGTTGAAACGTATGCTGATGCTTATGAAGCATTACCGGATAACCTGAAGCAATATTTCCCTAATCCACAGGGTCAACAACTCTATCAATCCTATGGTGGATTACAACTTGATGATGTGCCTAAACAACATATCGATTTGAATCCTCCACCAGATTACTATCATAGTGAACGAGAGCAATATATTAATACATCATCGGGTATGAGAGTCGGAGTTATCAATGATGAATATCGAGAAAAACTCCATAGCCCATATGAAGACTCTGGTTATGATGATTATAGCGGAGCTTTTGATGTATGTGATATTTTAAACAGTGATTAATAAATTAGATGGTATACTACTACAGTATACCATCTAAACTTGTAAAAAAATAAACTCAGTTGTACAGAGAAGTATATACTTATTCGAAAATTATATACAAGGAGTGTATTATGATACTCACACACGACAACGATTTTGAGGTGCTAGGTGACTCTGTTATCGAAGTATCACCTCTTAAAGATTTATCTCAAGAGCTTCTTGATGAATTTATTTCAATCCAAATCAAAGAACCATTTGAAATGCGGACTAATTTTGTAGAAAACTTCACAGATGAAGTGGATCTATTAGCCATCAATAATGGTGATGATGAAGACTATGTGAAACAAATTCGTGATGAAGCTAATGAGTTTTATTTAACAATCATTCATAAAATTGAAGACCAATTCCGATTGGATATCGATCCCGATGTGATTGATGCATTAGATCGTCATGGGATTCAAAATGTATGTGAAGCCTTATATGAGTTCTTCACAGTGAATTATACTAAAAACGTTGCTAAATATTTAGCAAGAGTGACATTGGGAAATGTAGATGTTATCCTAGATGAACTCGTAAACAATGAAAAAGCCAAAGACGTATCTACAATGGCTCTTAAACAAAAAGTGGATGATGAAGTATTTGCTACACTATTGGCTAATATCAATTTAGTTGTATCCATTGCTAAAGATATCAATATTGAACCAATTGATATGATGCAATACTTCAATCAAGATAACTTCGATGTCTCTGTTATTCGATATTGTATTGAAGAGCATGTTATCAATGGTAATTTCCGTAAACCATTCTTAGATCTTATCTTTGATAATGATCAAGATTATGTATATGATGGTATTGTGGCAGACGTATATCAATACTTCCTTCAACAATACGCAGAGCTTAAAATGAAAGCTCAAGAATCTATGAGTACTGAATTAGGAGGAGATATCGATGGAGAATACGCCGATGCAAACAACGAATACTGATACCACTAAGTTAGTCGATCAATTGGGAGATTTAAAAATCGATCTACCAGAAGATTTATCTCCTGAAGAACGTGAATACGCTCAAGTCATTCAAGCGATGGAAATCCGTAACTTAATCAATTCCTTTGTACGGACTCGTAAGTTTTCTTTGAATAAAATTTTAGCCATCTTACCAATGGATGAAGAAGATGCTAAAATTATTCTTGCTCGTCTATCTGAATGCACAGAAGATGAAATCGCTGGTTTCAGTGATGAAGAAGTTAAGAAAATTTTAACGATCAATGAAGAAGATGGTCCTGTTGGCAATTTCTTTGTTCCAGAAGTTGAAATTGAAGGTTTTGATATGCCGACATTCGAACGGGATATGCTTATATTATTTGCGGCTACCAAACAACAGCTTGATGATGTTGATGCTATGATTAATCGTCTACAAGAACAGTATGATGAATATATTCCAGAAGAAATCACAGCGATTATTAACAGCAGTACATTCGATGAATATATCTTGAAGTTCTATCATCATCAATTAACTGAAGAGAAGTTAACTGATGAAAAACGAGCTATCATTGAAACCAATATCAAAGCGATGGAGGACGCGGTTACATTAGAACCATTAAGTGAACCAATCATTACCTTATTAAACACGAAAGGTAATGAATCCATCCTTCATGGATTCCATAAACAAATGGAAGACACCATCGCTAAAGCAACAGAAAAAGCCGAGAAAAATAACTTCCAATTCCCATTCCAATTAATGATGGATTTGGAAGCTAATACATTTGGTGAAGAGTATAAGCCATACAATAATCTATTTGTATTTTTATTTGCTCGTTTCTTGAAACATCAACCAGATACAATGGATAGATACACCATTCAATTCTGTAGAGCACTATCAACATCATTGGTAAATATTGTACGTCGTGGCGAGAACGTCTCAGATGAATACGTCGATAAACATACTAAATATATCAAAGAACTTGTTGATTTTGTAATTAACGCAGAATGACAATAGGGTAAGGAGATAGATGCTCCTTACCCTATTTTTTATGTATTTTTAGAATAGGAGGAAAGCTATTTATATGGCTAATCCGTTTACTAAAAATGGTGCAAATATTGAATTTAGTGGTGAGTATATGGAGGCTTATATACCCGAATACTATTTCAATACTAATATTGCACGCATGGTCGGCGATCATTTCGCAGTGCTCGGTATATTTAATATCCGAACATTCAAAGACGTTGATGGCAAACAACCTCTACAATTACGCACAGTGAATCTGCCCGTACATATAGTAACCTATCCTACAGGGGGTTATGAGAAGAAGAAATTAGATTTAGTTGGTAAGGGTGAAGAAATGTATTACGTATTGAAATATTACAATACGGATATATTCTGTCAAACCGCGATTCCACAATCCGTTGTTGCATTTAAGGATTTCTTAAAGATTTTAACAGCCGGTAAATTACCGAAATCATTTTCTTATGATGACATCATTACACTATGGGATAGAAACTTTGAACTCAATGGGATCAAATTCGATATTCCCGATGTGATCAAAGAATTGGTTATTAGTGAAATTTATAGAGATCCAGCCAAACCAGAATATCGGTTTGGATATTTAGTTGGCAAAAATCCATCAATATCTCGTTATGATTATACGACTGCAAATACAAAAGAGATTACCAAATATAACTCTTCTTTTGCAGCCATTACATTCGAAAATATGGATGAATCCATTGTCTCTGCGGTCACTACGACACGTACTGAACGGAAAGAACAGACATCTCCAATGGAACAACTACTCAAATTCTAATGTACTCTGTAAAGAACCCTCTGGGGTTAAAACAAACATTAAATTAATAATTTAATACCAAATTATAAATATTAAAGGAGGGTTAACATATGCCACGAGCAGGTCAAATTATCCCTGAGTGGATTCAACCTCATGAAGCCGTATATATCAACGATAATACCTATTTCGAAGATTATACGTCCGATAATAGTGGTCCGACTTTTCTATGTGTATTCACATCTCCTAAAGGTCGTAACAAACTTCAATTAAAGAAATCTTTCACTGATTTCGTAAATGAATACGGTTTACCTGACTACCAAACTTACGGTCAACCTATGTATATGCCATATGTAGCACTTTATACTGGTAATGCAAAAGCTCAATGTTTACGTGTTACTGCTGACAACGCTACATATGCTCATTTCATTCAAACAGTAAGCTACAAAGTAGACGCTGGTAAATTGAAACTCAAATTTGAAACATTCAAACGTGAAGATGTTTCTGATTTGGAAATGTTGGAAATCTACTCCAACGCTATGGCTGCAACTGATGTTGATGGCTGGAAACGCCTTCCATTATTCAGCTTTGCTTGCCTTGGTCCTGGTAAATATGGCCAAGACTTCCGTATTCGTATCACTCATGATCGCAATGCTGACCGTGATAACGAATACAAAAACTATCGTGTAGAATTAATCAGCACTGAAAGAGGTACTAAGAAATTAGAATCTTACAATGTATGCTTCTACATCGATGCATTAGACCCTAACACACAAATCACCAACTACATCGAAGATGTAATTAATGATGAAGGTGGTAAAGGTTCTTCCCGTGTATCCGTTAAATTCTACTACGATACACTTCTCGAAGTATTCGAGCAATACAAAAAAGTATATGACCAAAACGGTTTCATTCCTCCTACAGTTGTTTCTGTAGATCGTCGTCCAGCTACTACTGCGACATTACCTGATCCTGAAGTTGTATACTACATGACTGCTGCTGACGTAGTGGGTGGTCGTAACATTGCTCAAGGTACGTATGTAAAATATGATAACGTGAATAAAACATACAACGATATGACATTCACTCATATTGAAAATACATTGACTGCTCTTCCTACCTATACCGATGCTGACGCTAGCTACTTATACTTGATTCCTCAAGCCGTAGCTCCAGGTGCTGTAGCTCCTGCAACTCCAGTATATGACTACTATGTGAAAGCTGATACTTCCACTGGTGGTACTAATGGTGATGGCTTCGTTAAATTAAACGTAGTTGAAACTAAAAAACTTCCTGCAACTAAACTTGCTGAAGAAGGTGTATACTACTTGTTAACTGCCGATGATGGTAACTTCCAAAACGGCACATACTTGAAATACACTGCTGCTAATGGTTTGGCTGCTACTACTCTTCCAACTCCTGTTAAACCAGAAAACGAACTTCCATACACTATGGAAACATTCGATATCTTCGGTTACAACCGCTTCACTGAAGAAGATGATAAATTCATCGAAATCGAAGGCGGTAAACAAACTATCCATGTAATGGATATTGAAGGTGTTGGTCTTGAAGGTGGCTCCGATGGTGACTTTGACCCTCGTTCTGGCTTGTCCAAACAAGAACGTCAACAAGCTATCGACAAAGCGTACCAAATGGCATTCCAAGGTGGTGTCGACCCTAAAGTTCGTTCCAAACGTCGTGCTCCAGTTGACTTGATTCTTGATGCGAACTACTCTGTTCAAACTAAGAAAGCAATGGCTTCTTTGGCATTGAAACGTATGGATGCGGCTGTTCGTCTTGATACTAACCTCTTGACAAATGTAAACGATGTATACACAATGGGTCAAACATTGAAAGACATCAATACATTTATGGTATCCAAAAACGCAGGTATGTTCAAAACTGTAGATCCTATCACAGGTAAAGTCATTCCTGTTACCAATACATTATGGATGGCTCAACGCTACCCATTACACGTAGCTACTTACGGTAACCATGTTCCTATGGCTGGTGAACGTTACGCTACATTGAGTGGTTATACTAAGAACTCCATTCGTCCATTAATCGATGCTGACGACATGGAAATCAAAGAAAAATTACTCACTGAGTACCAAATCAACTACATCGAAGCTATCGATGAAGATACTTACATTCGTGGTACTCAAAACACTTCCCAAGTTAAAAACTCCGACTTGAGTGAAGAAAACAACGTTCAAGTATTGCTTGAAATCAAACGCAAAATTGAACGTATGGCAGGTAAACGCCGTTATGAATTCTCTGATGAAGATGAATTGAGAATTTTCCGTCAAGACTGCGAAGAAATCTTCAGTGGTTACAAAGGAACTAAATGTCGTTCCATCGACATCCAAGTTTCTATGAACAAATGGGAAAAAACTCGTTCCATCGTTCACGTATACTTGGCAATTGTATTCCGTACATTCCAAAAACGTGCGATCATTGAAATCGACGTTAACCCAAGAACCTAAGAAAGGAGTCGTAATATAACATGAAATCTATCCAGCAAAATATTAAACGCAATACGAAAGATTTCTCGGAATTCGGCTTATGGGTTGGTGGCCTTGATGTTTCCACAAAGAACATTGACCAATTTGACCCTCTTCGTGCTGGTTATTCCCGTATCTTTATCGTACGACTTCCACGTTTCATGGAACGTATGGATATTGCGGCTGCAAAACGTTTTAAACACTTACTTGAACTTGGTTTCACTGGCATTGATGGTATCGCTGATACTACAATGGAAACTGAAGAATTGACTGGTGGTTACGCAGGGAACAAATTCCAAATTCCTAACGTAGTTAAAGATGAAACTGATTCCTTAACTATTAAAGTATACGAATTCTCTGGTTCTCCAATCCGTGAATTCATTGATACTTGGATGACTGGTATCTCTGACCCATTGACTGGTTTGTCCCATTATCATGGCCAAATCTCCCCTGAATGTCAATTCAAAGCGTCCAACCATGTAATGGAAACTATCATTGTAAATACCGACCCAACTGGTATCGATATTGAATACTGTGCTATGTTCTCCAACATGATGCCTAAGAAAGTTGCAAAAGCTCATTTCAACTTTGAACCAGGCTCTCACCAAGCTGTATCTCTTGATTTGGAATTCACAGCTACTCGTTATGAATCCCCTCAAATCAATGAAATCGGCTCCGCATTGTTGAACAAATATCGCATCCTTCGCGATTACCTTGACTTCAACTCTGGCTACACTACTCAAATGGTTAATGCTATGCCATCTTACCATAACATGAATCATTTCTAATAGATAGCTAAAAAAAAATAAAAGAGAATGGAACTTCGGTTCCATTCTCTTCTTTTCATTTACTCATCACTTGGTGATAAGAATGCGAGGATATAATCTTCTGATACTTTGCTATAAATATTACTGCCGTTAGATCTCAAGATATACTTTCTAAAAGCAACCTTTAGTGATTCCACTAGTGCTCGTTTTAGCTCTAACTCAGTTTTATAGTCTTCAAAATCTGGGATAGTTAATAACTCATCCCACGTATAGTGTGTACGCATGAATGTAATCACGTCAATTAAGAATCGTGTTACATTTTCATTCTCTATGCACACTGCTTCGTGGTTTGGTTTCACCAGTTTAATGTACCATGTGTGTTCTTCTGGCATAGTCTAATACCTCCTTATATAACTATAATACTGATACGTTATATAACAGATTATTTCCTATTGACCGCAACCAACTGGGTCTCCAGGTACACGAAGGTCGCTAATATAATAGTCTTTAATACGTGGGTCATTGGATACTTCTGGGTCGATAGATTTATTGTAGCCATCAATAAGGTCATTAATTTCATTTGCTAATTCAACTTTAAATTCAGCATCTTCTAAACTAGCCAACCAATCAACATCGATACGGTCATTGAATTGACCATATAATTTATCATCAAGTAGTTTTACAAATTCAAGTTTATCTTTATCAGCCGCAGTCATCCAACCATTGAAAGAATCTCGAACTCTAATGAAATATTGTCTAGCGATCATAATTAGTTTCTCCTTTTCAAGAAAATAGAAAATATAATGCTATGAAAAATCCTTCTATAGCTATAGTTATAATATATATCCAAAATCATGACAGGTAATTTCAAATATACATTATGACAACGTGATAACTAAAATTGAGTATAATAGGAGGAAATAGACATATGGCACATTTACCATATTATAATAGCAAAGCCCATGAAATACCATCGGTGACACAAATCATTTCCTTATTGAATAAGAAAGGATTAATGGATTGGTCTAATTGGTTGGGCTTACAACGAATTAAATATAGGGCTTTCTTAGATGAGAAAGCATTATTGGGAACACTCGTCCATAATAAAATCGAGTGTGATATATGTAAGACGCACTACTCTCCACATATTGATTATAAATTAGAAAGAGAAGCTGATGTGCGATTTAATTACTACCTACAGTGGAAACGTGATTGTAATGTGATTCCAAAATGCTCTGAACTTCGATTACATAATGAGCGTTATGGTGGTACCATTGACTTTATTGGTACTATAAATAATGAGTTAACACTGGCTGATTTTAAAACATCCAAGAAACCTCATTTTACCCATTTTATGCAACTAGCAGCCTATTTGAATTTATTACAGTTTAAAGAACCTGAAATATATGATAAGCTGACTACCTGTCGTATTGTGTGTTTCACTGGTAAGGCTGATGTCCCTATTATTAGTAAATCAAAACGAATTGAAGAAATGGTGGAGTATAGAACGGCTTTTGAAAAATTGTATGAAGCATTCATAGTACTCAACCATATCAGTATCGAAGATTGGAAAGGACCTATCATATGATACAGAACGAATTATTTGCAGTAGCGTTTATTGCAGATATTCACTTTGGTGCTGTACGAACAGAGAAATTATATGAACAACTCAAAGAGCATTTTTTACGAGTGATTGATGGGAAACGTCTTGATATGATTGTATTTGGTGGAGATCTATTCCATGGGATAATCAGCATGAACTATTCAACAGCTCATTCTGTTATGATGTTCATGGAAGAGGTAGTTGATATCTGTATCGAAAATAATATCAAATACATACGAGTCATTCAAGGTACTATGAGCCATGACAATCGTCAATTACATAATTTCCGTCAATATGAAACTCGGAATAATATCAATTTTCGGATTATCATGACGGTTGAACAGGAACACTTAGTGGAAGGACTTGATATTCTCTATGTTCCGGAAGAATATATGGAGCATCAAGATGAGTATTATGCTCCGTACTTATCAACACCTGACCAATACGATTTTATATTTGGTCATGGTATGTTCAAAGAAGTGGGGACTATGGCTAAAGCACAGGAAAGTGAAATCACTATGAGTCGTGCTCCTATATTCGAGTCCAAAGAATTGATTACTGCTTGTAAAGGACCTATTTTCTTTGGTCATATACACACCAATACAGTCATCAAACATCATATTTATTACCCAGGGTCATTCTCTCGATTCCAACATGGTGAAGAGAAAGATAAGGGGTTTTATCTATGCGTATATGATATAAAAACACATAAGTACGCCGTAGAATTTGTCAAAAATACTATGGCTGAAGAATATACAACCATTAAGGTTGAAGATTTTACAAAATATAGAGATCGACCGCAAGATTTGGTCGATCTAATGCTATCTATCAAAGCAGATTTTGTAAGAGTTAAAATCGTTCTAGTACAGAAAGTTGACTTCTCGTATGCATTACAGTATTTACGTGAGTTTGTTAAAGATAAACCACGGTTCAAATTGGATGTAACCGATGAAGCTCAATTTGTCAAAGAACAAGAAAATGAGAAAGTTGTGAATACCTTATTAACCAAATATGCGTTTGTATTTGATCCAGGTATTTCACACGAAGAAAAGATTCAGAAGTTCATCAGTGTACGTCATAAACGAGAAATTCCATTAGACGTCATTAAAGATGAGCTCAATTTGTTATAAGGTAAGGAGAGGTCGTCCCCTTGTTAAAATCAGATGTTTCGTACCATAAGAAGCGGAATGAACGTGATGTTACATCACCCTACGATTCCACGATGCATAAGGTACCAGTAAAATTTACAAAGAATTATTTGCAACAGTTCATAGGATTTATCTTTTCAGATGATCCTACGATTACTCGTATGCATCTCAATAACCTACAAAAACTATTGAATATAGTGGATGCAACACCATACGAAAAAGACGTGACAATGTATGCTCGTTTTTGGTTTGCTAAACGGGCGTTAGATGCTCGTATCAGTATGGGTACCATTAACCGCACATCATTAATCTCTGCGGCTGAAGACCCAAACGAACCTGAATGTAAAAATATCATTAAATATCTTGATGAATATACAGATAAGAACCATGAGGAGATTCAATATACGATTAAATTGATTGAAACTTTATTACAACATGCCTATCTATTCTACTATCGAGATAAACTATTCGATTCATTCTCCGATATCAATTGTGGCGATTATCTAAATATGGAAGAATCGACGAATAAAATTAAAACGGTCATAGGGAATCTATTAACCGATATTAGAAAATCCGAGTCCAAAGCATCTATGAGTACATTTAGCTTAGAACAAGATGTGATGGAACCATTTGTAGAAGAAACCATCAAAAATGCCGCCGATGATAATTTGGCATTAATGACTGGTGTTCGAGCATTGAATGATATGCTATCACCAGGGTATTTACCAGGTCGATTATATATGTGGTTAGGGGTAACAGGTGGTTTTAAATCAGCCATGCTACTATACTCTTGCTATTGGATTAAAGCATTCAATCGAATCCAACCAAGACGTAAACCTACTGCTAGACCTACGGTATTATATATTACAACAGAAAACTCTGTAGAAGAATCCCTTATTCGGTTATTCAACCTTTCTACATCAACTGAAGATATTAAAGACTTCACACCAGAGCAAGCGATTGAATTAATGCGTAAGCAAGGTGGGTTGACATTAGAAGAGGGTGAAACGAATATCATCATGAAGTATTATGGTAACTTGGAAATTAGTACTTCCGATTTATATACGATCATAGATGAAATTGAAGAAGATAATAATGAAGTCATTGCTCTCGTATTTGACTACATTAAACGGATTCGTTCTAGTGAACCAACACAAGATGAAATTATGCGGTTGAAATACGCATCCAATGAAATGAAAGACTTAGCCATCCGATTGAAGATCCCCGTTATTACTGCACAACAAATCAACCGTGCTGGTAATATGGCAATCGATGCTGCCCATGATGCAGGTAAAGAAGACTTGGGTAAAATGCTTGGTCGCGGTAACGTAGCACAAGCATGGGATCTATTAGAGAACTCCGACTGGGTTGGTGTTCTGAATGTAGAAAACGAACGGTCTACAGGTAAACGGTACTTAACGATCAAAGAGTTAAAGAAACGTTACAAAACCATGACCGATCAATTATATATCAATCACCCATTCGTAGAGGGTAGTACGATTATGTTGGTGAATGATGTGAACTTAGATCATTCTGTATCTAAATTCTCCTTAGCCTCTGATTTAGCGGATATGGGGAATGAATTTGGTTTACATGGTGCTCATACTAGAAAACCACGTAAACAGGCAGGTGAACAAGAAGAAGTAAGTGAAGTGACTCGTTCATTCTCATTGAACGACACATTAGGTGCCGATCTTGTTACTGTTGATGAGTAAAAGACAAAAGAACCGCATAGCGTCTGACGTATAATCAGTTCGCTATGCGGTTCTTTTGTTTATTCTTTTATTTATTAAGGAGAAAACTATGAAACACCAAACAACCTCAGCAACATTTTAGGTGATGTTCGTGTCCTAGTAATAGGGGTACAACCCATAGTCAACACATGGCAGCTTGAGGAACTATGGGTGGTGTATGTACCCGATACAAATCCCCGTATTGGGGATTGGTTTTGAGTATCTATTTGAAAGGCTGTCACCTCAGGATAACTCACAAGAACATAGTTGCAGCACTTCTTTGATCTTGACTGTAGTAAGTATAATTGTCATTAATGATTCTAAAACCCCTCTACTTACACGACAATCGGAAAGAGATTAAGGGTCCCGCTTGTGTATAAATTATTTAATACATATACAGTCTGATACATGTTGCGTGTGCAACCTAATTTATTGTTATAGATTTTTATAGGTGTTTATAAGCCAATGATCTCATCTTTAATTTGAGATCGATTTGCTGTTATCACAGATTTCTCTTTAATAACCATTTCATTGAGGAAATCCAAAATATCACCATTAAATAGTTTAATGCCTTTTTGGAGATCCTTGAATTGAGTAACGGATGTCATATGATTGATTCGTAGAATCAATGGAGCCATTTCAATGGTGCCATACAATTCATTGGCTAACATATATGGCTTATATTCATATTTCTTAGCATCGACGTCATTCATAACATACGTTTTTGTGTATTTAGCAATATGGTAACGGTATTTACTCAATAACGTGAAGACGTTAAGTAGTAATACGTTATGATTATCCAATTTTACCAATTGCTCAATTTGGAAGTTCTTATATGAAATCTTAAGATTCTTTCCTGTTATAATCTGTTGCGTTATCGTTTTCGCATCTGATATCATCTGGATACCTCACTTACTATTAACGATGTTCATCAGCAGGTTCCATTGGATTGATTTGTCCATTAGGGAACATCACTTCCATACGAGTCACAATGCAATCATTTGGATCATGATTCATGAACATACAGATGAGTCGAGATCCTTTTGGAATTAGACCTTTATCTCCTTCATGAGGAAAGTGATGATCATGGTGGAAGTGGTGACAGACTTTTAGGTCTGATGTACCTGGACAACATGTTTGAGCTCCATGTACTAGATTGACACAATTGCCTGGGCAATCATGAAATGAATGTCTATGGGCTAGTGGCATTTGTACACGAGCTACAATATAGTTTGCTGATTGAACTTGAGATGATGATTCGAGTTTACAATCACCAGAGTTCATAAAAGAGGTTTGATCAACCCCTGATTGATTTGTATTTGCAGAACCAGTCTTTTGACCCATTAATTTTGGTACATAAATCTTCATTTGTGTAGCACATGGATCTGTATCTTCTACTAGATAACAATACTCAAACTGGTCTAATGAAAAATCATTACCGCCTGCATTTTGCATACTATTTCCTCCTTTATATTAACATAATGTGCAAAATAAGCATCCATAGAGTTATGTTAACATCTCTATAAAAGGAGGTCCATCATGTCTAAATTCTATAAACATCAATGGTTTGGACGAACTTCTGAATATCCGAATGTGACGGAACCTAAAGATGAATTCTATGAAGATATTCGTAGAGTGAACACTAAGGAACGGTTAGCAATCGAAAAATATATGATGACTGAATATGACTATCGGCGAGAAATCCCAAATAAACCTGGGTATGATACTCGTATGGATATGAATCTTCATCCATATTATGCTAAAACTCTCTGTCCACATTATCACTTGGAAGACGAACATGCCTACCATGTCACTAATGATGATACAAACTGTGATTACTGGAATCCACAAGAGTCTGATATTGTGAATATGAAGGGGTATAATGCCACTAATATTCGCATCATGCACCAAGTTTCTAAACGTATCGCAGATTTAACTAAACTATTAGGCTTGATTAACGATTTAACGAAACCTCTTGATTTGGCATATATTCAATGCAAATGCCCAGCTATTAATAGTTCTTTATTTAGAACTATTCTTTCTGTTGCGTTTAATGAATTGCTTAAGAAAGATATGGCGTTAGCGACTAAATTACAAGCCCTTATTAATCCAGTAGATACTCCTGCTGATAAGGACCCTGAACCAGGTAAAAAGGATGCAAGTACTTCTACTGAAGATATTCCATCTGGTACATCCGTTCATCGTCCAGAATATACAAATTATCCTAAGATTAGTGAAGAATTCATTGAACGAATTTTGAAACAAATCTACGAAGAAGGAAATTGGAAACCAACTGAAGGTAAACCTGGTCATCAAGATGGTAACACACAAGTGCAACCACCTGTGATTCCTGAAGTAAAACCACCTAAAGTAGAAGATCCAACTCCTAAAAAACCAGAAGGGACTTCAGAAACAACAACACACGTTACTGAACAACCTTCCCCAACAACTCCACATACCACTGTTGCTACTACTGAAACAGGAACGGAAGCTACCGGTACACCAGCTATTGAAACCGCACATACAGAAACTCCTGTAAGTGCTGAACCAACAGCTGAACAACATACGGATCCAGCAGCTTCTACAGTTTCTAATCCTAATACTGAAACGGCTACAGTAACTGAACAACCAGTTGCTGATCCACCAGTAGCACATACTGAAGAATCACACTAAGTTGATTATTTTTGTAAGGGGTAGTACACAGTATGCTAGAAGTGATAAAGCCTGTACAGTCTGATTTTAATTGTTATTGTAACCTAATCGTGCATAATCAAGATATAATCAATGGTCAATTTGCTTCCAGCGTATCCGTGCCTAACACGAACCAAACTGAAGTCGGTTTGAAATTTCAAGATTCAATCAATCAAATTGAATCGATTCGGGTACATGAATGGTCTAATGGTTCATTTTATACACTCTTAAAAGAATATTTTCGTTCTTTTATTGGTATATATGACATGCCCAGTGAAACCAACATGCTTGAAATGTATAAGATTATTAAAACCCTCGTTTATATGTATTTTGGTTTACCAAGAGGACATAAATTCATTCGCACTATCACGTTCAGGGACTTTGATAGCACCATAGCGATTGAATCGATTACGTTACTCATTGGTAGAAAAGATTACACTATAGACTTTGATTTTTAAAAAATAAGAGTATATACCTTGTCGTACATAGGTATATACTCTTACTATTGTATTTTATATAGAGGAAGTTATACTAATGGAATTAAATAGAGGTCAAGAGACTGCCTTACAAAATCTCTTACATTGGTGGAAGCATAAAACTAAGCAAGTATTTGAAATATCGGGTGCTGCTGGTACAGGTAAAACCACGATTGTCAAAGAGTTAATTGAAGCTTTATGTCTATCCAAAGACCAAGTACTATTTATGGCATATATCGGTAAAGCTACGTTAGCATTAGCTAGAACCGGTTTAAATGCTAAAACAATTCATAGTTCCATTTGTAATATAGAGATGGTACCTAAAGAAGATGAAAATGGGGATCCTATTGTGACTGAAAAGAGTCGCTATATATGGGTTCCCAAGTTTAGTCGTAAACAACATCTCGATGGTGATATTCGTCTAATCGTAGTTGATGAAGCGGCTATGGTACCAGAAGAATTAGCAAAATGGATATTGGAATTTAATATTCCCGTCATTGCATTAGGGGATTTGAATCAGTTACCACCAGTCATTGGTAACTCATTCTTCTTAAAGAACCCTGATGTGATACTAACAGAAATTATGCGTCAAAGTGACGAATCCCCTATCCCTTGGCTAGCTAAAGACATTTTAGAAGGGAAACGGTTAACACGAGGTAATATAGGCAATTCCATTGCCATCATGTCACAACGTGATTTTGATAAGAAGCTGTTCACATACAGTGACATTATCATCTGTGGTACTAATAAAACACGTGATAGTCTGAATAACTTCTATCGAAAAGTGTTATTAGAATACACAACGGATGATCCCGTGGTTGGTGACAAGATGATTTGTCGTCAAAATAACTGGAATGCTTCGATTGGTGATAATATTTATCTTATCAATGGTATGGTTGGCTATATCACAGATATCGATTTAGAGTCATCGAGTGCCAAACGTCTGACCATCGATTTTCGTCCAGAGTTTATGAATGAATCATTCATCGATTTACCAATAGATAGAGACTACCTTAAATTACCAGCTACCTATAGAAAATCACATATGTCCAGACTCAATAAGTTTGAGTATGGGTATGCGATTACGTGCCATTTGGCTCAAGGTAGTCAGTATAATAAGGTTATCGTGATCAATGAACCATTTGGTGATTATCTATTTAGACGTCAATGGCTATATACGGCAGTAACACGGGCCATTGACCAATTGATTATATTGGAGTAGCTATGAAAGAGTTATTTACATTAACTGGAGTTGATTTGGAGAATCCAATCTCCAAACAACTTATATTTAAACCCAAAATCATCGAATATGATTGGCGTGCTAAAAATAAGCGAATGGCTCAACATATTCGTGAATGCTTGCTAGGAAACTCTACAGTGAATAAAAATAAGTCGTCTAACAAGCGAGTAACTTCAAATAAGAAGAAGAAAAGGAGGAAACGATAATGGATATCGGTGAATTCCAAGCTATCATTAATAAAAAGGGTATTGATAAGTTAGCGGGGATTATCTTCGATAACTCGATTCGTTGGTATTTCGATGATAAACGTAAAGTGCCAAATACGGATCCAGCAACAAAAGATAAACACCCATTCAAACTTGAACCTGTTCCTATTAGTGACTGCTTCAAAATCGAAACAGATATTTCCTGTTTATCTCGCAAAGTATATTTCCCTGGTCAAAGTCCATATGATGAAGATAATAAAGCATACTACTGGGACGTAGTCCATGTGGAAAATATTCAAAAGCTTATCTTTGCTGATGATAAGAACGTAGATTATCTACGTATGAACTTCGATTTATCTTTAACTTAATCATTAACAGTAAAACAAGTTGGAATAAAAATATATATTATTTCAACGTGATAGAACAATTCTCTATCAATATTTTATTATTTTGCTAGGAGGTTAATAACACATGGCAAAGAAAAACAAAAACAAAGACAAGTTGAACGGCATTCAAAAAATCTTGGCTGGTATTCGCCAAGAACGTTATGCTCTTGAACAAAAAGAACGCGACACTCAATTTGAATGCTTGCACAAACGCGGAAATTCCATGCGTCTTAAAGAAACAAAGACCGAAGGCGTGTTCCGTTGTAAAGAATGCGGAGCTAAGTTAGATTTCCGCTTCTTAATGAAACAAAATGACCCTAAAAAGGTAAAGGCTCATTTGAAAGAATGGAAACGCGATGGTCTTAACTACGCTAACTTAACTAAGTTACAAGCGGACTTCAAACCAGATTCCGATGAATTGAAAAAGTTGGTTAAAGCACAACGTGCCATCGATTGGAGTGCGAGAGCGTTCAAAGTTATCATGTTGAAAGAAAATAAAGCTTTCGGTAAGAAAGGTAAGAAACATGGTAAACACGGTAAGAAATATCGTTCTTCCATGACAGTCATGGGTGGCGGTAGCTCCATTCTTCGCCGTTAATAGTTTTGGAAATTTTTAAATCGATTTAAAAGCTTCCATAAACGAAGCTATAATAAGGAATACGGGTAATCCCGTATTCCTTATTTTTTATTTTTTAAAAGGAGAAATCAATGTATACAAAAGGAGAACTTGAACTTTTGATTCAAGGTACACCAATTGATGAAAATAATGAATTCATCACAGGAAATATCAAACCAGATGTCCCATTCATGTATTTTAATAAAGATACTGACTATATGATGGAAGCAGTGATAGATTCCGAAACTGGCGAATTGGAAGATATAGATGCTGTGGCTCCATTAGTGTATATTATGAAATTTATACCAGAACGCAACATGTTCGCTTTATTGGAGATGGGTGATCCCTATCAATTAATTAGAACTGGTGAATTGGTTGATGGTGATATCATCATGCTAGTGTCTATCATTGACGGTTCTACCCCAGTGACCAGTCTATTAGATGTACTGGATGAAAACGGCATCTATATGGTTATGACAAATGTGGATACGTTATTATATCCTGAACGGTATGATAACGAAGGTCATATTGATATATCTGTTATCGAAGACTATGTGAAATCCCAAGGTGTCACATCATTAGAAATCTTTAAAGAAGATGAAGATGATGATGATTCTGAATGTGAATGCGGTTGTGGTCACCACCATCATGATGACTGTGATGAATATGACGACGATTTTGATGACGATGACGATGACGATGTTATTCCAGATGATCATTTAACATTATATTCTGGAACTAATATCTTTAATATGGCTACAAGATACAGTAAACGAGTTACTGAACTTGCTCGTATTATTGAATCCATCAATGACTAATATAAAAATAAGGTAGCTTGCTACCTTATTTTTTTAATGCCTGTATACTAGTACAGACCATTAAAGATAATACGCAAATAGACAAATTAGTATTTGTTATTTATACTAGGAGGTCCATTTAAGATTATGGCAAAGTTTAAAGATGATAACATAACTGTCATCAGAGATGACCTTGAGCGTCTTCGTGAGAAGCCGACTATGTATATCTCTTATATAGGTGAGAGAGGTGCCTTGCATCTATGTAAAGAATTAATCAATAATGCAATTGATGAATCTATGTCACCCTATTCCCCTTGTAAGAATATCCACATCGCTTTCGATGTAAAAGCTAATAAATTAACAGTAAAAGATGATGGTCGGGGTATACCATTCCAACACGTTATTGATGTTGTATCCCAGTTACAATCCAGTTCCAATTTTGATAAAACAAAAGAAGGTGCTGAAGTATCATTTAAAGCTGGGGAAAATGGTGTTGGTTTAACGGCTATCAATGCCTTATCTGAATACCTCACGTTGATTATTACACGTGATGGTAAACGAGGTACCTTTGCATTTGTCGATGGTCGACTCAGAGGTGAGCCTATATATGAAAATGTATCCAAGGAGTTACATGGTACAGAAGTTATCTTCGTACCAAGTGCCAAATACCTTGGTAAATGTAATATTGATGAAGGTGAATTGTTCGAATGGATCAATACAACTTCATACTTTATGCCAAGTAGTAAAACGATCTACTACTCAGCGATTAAGAAAAAAGGGGACGAGAAGAAAGCCATTAAGTTAAAACATAAGAATGGTCCAGTTGAACTTCTCGATTCCACGATTAAGAAACCACTTATGAATCCCACGATTCATTTTAAAATTAAGGAACCGAATATTCAAGTGTGTTTCAATTATGATGAGAATGATAACACGGATGGGTATAATACACTCTCATTCTGTAACTGGGTTAAAACGATTCAACATGGTGAACATGTGAATGGTGCTAAGACTGGCTATTGTCAAGCTATGTCTAAAATTACCCAAGAGTACATGACCGATAACGAAAAGAAAAAGTGGAATATCACATTTGAAGATATTCGTTTGGGTCTATGTACTGAAATCTTCGTATTCCATAATAACCCACAGTTTACAAACCAAACTAAAGAAGCGGTTGGTAATCGGGAGTTAGGAAAAGAGATTCGTGATGCAGTCTACGATGCTGTCATGAAGTATATGAAATCACATGCGTCTGAAGCTAAGAAGATTGCTACCTATATTAAGAAAAATGCTCGTGCAAGACTTGAAGTTTCTAAGATCCGTAAATCTGATTATAAACCAATGGATTCCTTAGAAGAATCCGTTATGAGTGGTTATAGTCCAGCGATTGGTAAAGGATATAAGGAACTATTCATAGTCGAAGGGGATTCTGCGAAAGGTGGCGTAACTGCTGTTCGTGACCCTATGACACAAGCTGTATTTAAGATCAAGGGCAATCCAATGAATACCTATGGTGAACCAATAGCAAAGGTTCTTCAAAATGAAGAATTGAAAGCGTTAACCAAAATCATTGGTACTGGCATTGGTAAAGACTTTGACTTAAGTAAATCGAAGTTCGATAAAATCATTATCTTCGTCGATTCAGATATCGACGGCTATAATATGACTTCGTTACTTTCCACATTCTTCTTATGCTTCATGCCTGAGCTTGTACAACAAGGTATGTTATACAAAGCGAAAGCTCCATTATACATCTTGAAAGATCATAAGCATAAGTATATCCTATCTAAGGTGGATTACTATAAGTTATTCGCTGATAACGTAGTTGAAAACGTGACACTTACGAATAGTAAAGGTCATACACTATCCAACAAAGAAATGCATGAGTTAATTAACATTAACTCTGATTATCTATTAGAGCTTGAACCATTAGCTCAATACTTCTATACGAATCCAGAACTCATTGAGTTCACACTGTTGTATGGACAAACCAAAACATTCAATAGTCAATTAAAGAAGCGTTTCCCTGAATTAGTCTATGATGCTAAAACTGGGGTTATCCAAGGTTCTATTAATGGTATATATCAATATCTATTGGTTGATGTAGCGTTCTTCAATAAAGCATCTCGCTTACTGAAGTTCATTAAAGAAGCTAATCATTCCGATATATATTATACTATGGAAACCAAAGATGGTGGGAAAGTATACACCAGCTTAGGTATGTTCTTCCGTGAAACGAAAAAGTATTTACCCCCAATCGAAGAACGGATAAAAGGGTTGGGTGAGTTGGATAAGACAATCATGTGGGAAACTACATTGAATCCAGCTAACCGCGAATTGATTCGATTAACGATTGATGACTTGGAACGTGAATTGGATACTGTTAAAGTATTACATGGTCCAAATACAAAACTTCGTAAAGCGTTTATGATTGATAATAGTCATAAATTCAATCGTGATGATTTGGATAACTAATCATGGTTATACCTGTAATAATACTACTAGTTGTGATGTTGGTACTATCGATAGGTAGCTACCAACATACAAAAAGTATACAACATACAAAATCACATAATGGGTTTTATGAATAGGAGGTGCATCACTATGGAACTACCAGAAATTGTTGCTATTATCATTGTAATTCTACTGGTTAGTGCTCTAGGTGGATTATATCTATATCTTGAAACCAAGGAAATGGAAGAATCTCAGCAGTATTTCATATTAAGGGAACAGTGGAGAGAACGTAATGGCGAAAAAGACAAAGAAGAAGTTTAGTGGTAAAATCACCGATATGTCTTTATACACCAATAACCGTGGTGTCGTTGAAGAAAATATTGGTGCTTACAATGAAGATGGGATGTACAAATACGGCACTAACGTTGTATTAGCACGTGCTATCCCAGATATTACAGATGGATTAAAACCGGTTGAACGTCGTGTATTGTATGCGACAGCTAAGATAGCGGGTGCTACTAAGAAGATGACAAAAGTATTGTCATTGATTGGTGACGTTATCAAGATTCACCCTCATGGCGATTCCTCTGTAGAAAATGTAATTACTGGTCTTGGAAAAGACTGGGAAGTCCCTTACCCATTGATGACAATCGGTGGTAACAATGGTCAGATTGCTGGTAGTCCATCAGCAAGTGCTCGGTATATTACGGGTCGTGTATCTGATTTTGCGTATGATTGTTTCTTCAGTGAATGGGATGATAAAGTCATGGATATGGCCCCAACGTATAATCAGGACCTTATGGAACCATTATCATTGGCAGCTAAATATCCAAATATGTTATTGAAACCATCTACTGGGTTTACATTCAGTATGGCTACGTATGTACCATCATTTAACCTAGTAGAAGCATTTGAAGAAGTTATCAAATGCATTAAAGACCCAGATTATCATCCATATCTCATTCCAGATATTCCATCTCGATGTGATATTATTGATGAAGGTCAATTTGGTGAGATTTGTGAAACAGGTAAAGGTGTATTCAAGATGCGTTCAACGATTATAGAAGATCCAGATGAACATACACTCACGATCACATCTCTCCCCTATAAAACTAAAATTGAATCTGTGATTGCAAAGATTGCAGAATTCAGTAAAAGTAAACAGCTCCCTGGATTAAAACGAATTAATGATGCATCTGATGCTGAGTCAGTCTATCTCATTCTTGAGTTTGCTAAAGAGGTAGACTTACATCAAATGAAGATGTTCTTATATGCTAAGACAGGGTTAGAAAGTTCATTCCCAACACAAATGAACTTCGTTGATAACTACGTGGTTAAACTCTTTAACCTTCGAGACATCATCCATAACTGGATTATGAATCGTCGATTGTTTAAACGTAAAGTGTACACCATTCGATTAGTTAAATTGAAAGAGTTGGTGTATATTACCGAAGTATTAATCGATATCATTGAAACGCCAGGTAAAGCTGAGAAAATCATGAAAATGATTAAGAAATCAGAAGATGATAAATTGATTAAGATGCTTAATAAGGATTATGCCTTAACAACCGTACAAGCTAACAAAATTATCAATCTTCGGATGAGCGAATTCAGTAAATCCGCATTGAAACGTTTCAAAGAACGATTAAAAGATGCTTTGGATGAGATTAAAGTCTGTGAAGAATTGATTACTAAACCTAAGAAATTAGATAAGGTCATTATTGCAGAACTTGAAAAGGGTATTGCTAAATATGGTAAACCTAGATTATCTCGAGTGGTGAAAGCTAAGAATGATGCTAAGTATAGTGACACTGAGCATCTCATTGTGTTCACTAAGAATGGGTATGTTAAGAAACTTCTTGACAATGTGAAATCCATTGGTGACTTAGCCCAAGGTGATGAACCAGTAGAGATTGTTCATGCTAATAACTTAGATAGCTTAATCTTCTTCGACCGTAAAGGGTATGTACATGCCTTAGAAGTTGGTGAAATTCGAGCATCTGATAAAAAATCATATGGTGAAGCCTTAAGTAAGTATGTGAATATCAATGGTGATGTAGTCGCTATCTTTACAAAAGATGCTGTGAAATCTAATGAAGCATTCACATTCATTACCAAGAAGGGTATTATCAAGAAAACATCTTGTTCCAAATATCCATTCCGAACATCAGTAGCTAGTATCATCCTCAATAAAGATGATGAGTTAGTATCGGTACTTAAAGGTAAAGATGCTATGGATATCATTGCCTATACAAAACAAGGCAATGGTCTACGATTTGATACAGGTACATTTACGGAAACAAATCGAATGAGCCGTGGTGTCATCGGTATTGATTTGGCACCAAATGATGAAGTAGTTGGTATTGCTCGTATTACGAATACCGATGATCAAATGCTTATCTTAACCGATAAAGGTAATGGTAAACGGTGTACATTAGATACATTCGCTAAATCTGATCGACGTGGTCAAGTTCTCAAGTTGATTAGTTTGGGAAAAGGTGAACACTTAGCATTCGTTATTGGTTGTAATGATTTCTGTGAATTTAGAGTCTTATTGAAAACTGATATCTTTGATGTATCAGCTGACGAATTCCCAGAACTTACTCGTAACCATCCTGGTAAGAAAGTCATTCCTGTTCGTAAGGGTGATACCATTATCAAAGTGGTTCGTAAGTAATAAGAAAAAGAGGAACTTTTCGTTCCTCTTTTTTTTTGGTTAATTTGACATCTATTTAAGTACAATAACTATGTATTTAGAAAGGATGGTACAGCTATGCTATATAATGGTATAGACATGGACACATTCCTGTTACAATTACGAAAAATTATTCGGTCTGCTGTTATCAAACAGAGTAAACAAGCAAAAAAATATGAAACCAAGAATACTAAGTTAATGGGCGATGCCTATGTGGCAGCCATTGAAACTGGTGACTACTGGGATTCGTATATTACGTTTGAACGCAGCGTTCTTGTTAAAGCGGGAATAGATCGTCTCTTATTGACGAAATGCCAACAAGATAAAGAAAACATCCCTCCTCAATATAGAGATAGGGTCGTTCAACTTCAAAAGAACTTAATCATTGGTTCCTTTGAAGAACATAATAACTACTATCGTATGTTACATGGTGAACCAGACATGGAAGATACCGATTTTGTCTACGTTCCGGAGAACCGTTTTGGGATTCCTACGAATGTGCCAGTACATGAATTGGATCCTCAACTAGCTCACTTAGTAACAACTAGTGGTATAGCCGATGAACTGATCGCGAAGCATCCTGATAAACCATATCTGAAATTTTTAGGTGGCTACGCTATACCATATCATACAGCTAGGACTGCTAGAAACTATGAATTACTATATGTATTACCATCAGACATAGAGTATATCTCTAACGACTTTGTTAAGTTCTATAATGAAGCTCGTGACTATGTCATGATGGGGTTATATACCCAAGAAGACAACAAGATGTTTGAATATTACGATGAATTCATGGGATTCTTAATTATGATTATTGCGATCCAACGATTCATTGCTAACATCTTTAAACAAGGTATCACTCGAGAGTTTTATGATGACTCATTGATTCGATACCTATTCGAAGGTTATAATATGCCATACTTTGAAGAGATTGCTGTATTATACCAACGAATCATTGCTAAGGATTTGAACTTGATGTTACAAGTGAAATCCTCTAATCAAGTTATTTATGACATTTCCAATATCTTCAACTTTATCAAGGTTAACGTATACAAGTATTACTTGGTGAAAGACTATAAACGAGATACAAATGATAATCCGGTTATCAAGTATAAGACTATCGTTGATGAAGAAGGGAATCCTAAAGAAGTCATCGATTGTGAGAATACATGGAATGTATGGTTCCAACGTGTTAACATTCGTGATATGGACCCTGCTGCTGCGATTGCTAATCCAGATAATAAAGTAGATTATCATGCCATTACCGATGGTGATCCATATTGGATTAATGATTCTGACTTAATGGAAAAGATTTGTCATAATAACTTCAACTCCATTATCACGAAGTATATGTCAATCGACTTGATTTATAGTATGACTAAAACGTTCTATGAATCTACATACACCATTCGTATGTGTATTGATAATCAGGATGAAATGGATAAGTTAAAAATGAAACTCCCTCGTTTAAGTCCTGATTATGTCAACTTATACGAGCTAGTCATCTTCCTATGCACATTAGTTGCTAATAAGTTTGGTCTACGTGGTGAGATCCCTCTTAAAGGGTATCAAATCGCTAACGTATACGGTTTCAACTTCAAAGGGGATATCCCTAAGATTCGTGATGACTTATTATATGGTAAAGGGGCTTGTTCTAAACGCATTGACCCTGAAATTCTTAAATTCTTCACTAAGATTCATACACCAACGATTAATGACGTTGATGATGTATATCGCAACATCAATGGCTTACGTAAGTTTATTGATGAACGTATGCGGTTGACTAAAGATTTGGAAACTTATGAGTGCTATAAGAAACTCTATGACTCCCTACTTATCACAGAGGACGTTAAAGAGTTATATAAGAAACCAAATGGTGAGTATGCAACGAGTTATGAAGACTTATTGAGAGATTTACGTCCAGACTTATGGAATATCTTCAATGATATCCGTGGTAAACGTAAAGACTTAGATGACTTAATCAACTATATCTTACATAAACTATCCTCATTAGATGACGAATTCCAATTCATCAGTAGTCTAAATGAGAAGACTGATTTGATTAAGATGGTTGAGAAGTTAGTTAATGAGTTTAAATCGTATACCGTATCTGACGCATTCTCTGACCTAGTGTATGTATTAGACGACCCGCATTTCAATATGCTTAAAATCCTTGATAAACTCAAGGGTATGGAAGTTAATATGACGATTGAGGATCGTAAAGCGTTACAATATATCTACGATGATTGTATTTCTATGATTACGGTAACGAATAAATATGATGATAAAATCAAGTTCACCGAAGAGTATCGTACATGGTCTTGGCAATTAGTCAAAGACTTCATTCACTTTACAGATAGAATCCACTTCATCTGGAAAGATATGCAATTAGATGACCATTTCGCTATGCAATTCTATGATATCATTAGTACATCTAAAGATATCGACTTGAAAGATTCCGCAGGTGATACGTTAGACATCTCTGAGCTATTACACTTTATCAAAGATAAGTCTTTCCGTGAGAAATTCCCATTAAGTGAAGTGGTAGTACGTAACTTCATCGTTGATATTATCGTCAATAACAAACTTGATTTATTCGACCATATCCAAGCAGAAGAAAAGGTTGCAATCTACCAAAAGCTAACCGCTTATCTAATGGAATGGTATGTGTATTCCTCAGTAACTTATTTGAAGGATCGCTTCCCATTACACATGAAGAATAAACATAGGTTAACCAATGATGACCCAGCTAACTTTAGCTTTAAGGATTTCCAAGAATTATTCGATGATCATAGTATGACGAAAGATAAATCGCTACGAAGCGGTATGGTAGTTAAAACACTCATGTCATATTTTGCTAGCGATTATGCATTCAAAGATCGTAGATTCTTAAGTGATTTGCGTCATATTGAAAGATTTAACCCAAAAAACAATACAATAGAATCTATTATTGACAACAGTGTGTATCCTATTACAGAAGCTCCTTTGAAGAGTTTATTAGGTACTGCAACTAAAATATCTGATACTGGTAAACAACTAGTATCTAAAGACAATATACAGTTTAAACACACGATTAAGAAACACTATAGTTAACTAGTAAAAGGAGAATTCAGTAATGAGTAATATTGTTAACAAAAAACTCTCCGATCGTATCGGTACAGTTGATGTTTTGAAAGAACAGTTCTCTGCTCCTGCAACTAAACAACCTAAAACATTCCGTACAGAAATCAGTGCTACTGATGAATTCGGCAATGTGTTGTTTACTAATGAGCATAATGAAACAGTACTTGGTGGTGCCATTACAGTAATGGAAAAAATGTGGGGTATTCGCTCTCCATTGCAAGTAGCTACTATCAATGAAATTATGGATATTAACTCCAACGTAGGCGTTGACCCTAATCCATTAACACAAGATGATATTGTATGCCTTTGGGGTGTTGGCATCGGTGGTTCTGGTGATGCATTTGGTTCCATTCGTCCAGTCAACTTCTATGAACGTGAAGTTGGTCAAAATGGTCAACGTGATGAAATGATTCCATTCCGTGTCGTACAAACTCCATTGAGTGGTGATGATGCTGCTAAATACCATATGATGGAAGAACGTCATTCCGATGGTTTATTTGCCTACTATCTTAAAGGCTTCGAACAAAAACCACAAATCAAAGTATTGTGGAAAGATGGTGAAGAAGGTGAAGATGGTTCTGAAGTAGAATCTGATGTTCATAATACATCTCGTCGTGATCTTATCGAAGCTTTCGTAGAAATGCATTTGAAACTCACTAAAAAAGACGTTCGTGAATGGTTCGACGTAAATGGTAATATCCAATTATCTCGTATCAACACTATTGCACTTTTCACAGGTAAACGTGTGGAAATTGCTCCTGGTAAATTCGACTATGTAAACGTAAAAATGTTCTCCAAATTGAATTTGGATAATGAACCATTGACAAACACTAAAGAAATTAACTTCACATACCGTATTTACACTAACTAATCACAACTATTGCGGATATAAGATTAATTTCTTATATCCGCTTTTTCTATTCTGTAAAGGAGTTAGTACAATGGGTTTAATTGATAAGATCCATAAGTTATTTAAAACAAATACACATAAACTATCAGTCGTATTGTCACAGGATATTGATGAAAAAGTTGATTTCGTCGAAATCAATCAAGATATAGATGACGCTGTTATTGATGACCATTTCAATAGTCGTTTCATATACGGTCTACAGGATGTACGAGATAGTATTTTAGAAGATAAAAATCCTAAAAAAGCATTACAACTTATGAGAAAAGCTAAAATATCTATGGTTGAAATCGAGAAGTTTTTCGATAAAGAGTTATTCATTGGTGGATCCAAATATCATAAAGTTCCACTTAAAGAAGTACTTTTATATTGCAACGATACTAAAAAAGCAAAACCGGGTATCATTGATGTTACCGTAAGCAGTATTGTTATGGGTAGACTATTAGAGCTCGGATTAACCGAATACGTTAATAAAAGTATTGTTTCTTTATATGAAACTAACGATACTGAGATAGCTGCTATATTGAATAAAATCAGTAAGGGTAACCTATCCGATATACCAAAAGAATGGCACCCTGTATTGAAATATAGTGATGAATTATATATCATTGGCTCTAAAGTTATTCAAAAATATGAAACATTATTCCATGAATTAACTAAATTATTGAAACAGCACTTTGAATATGCAATCAAAAAGTATTATACTGAATAAGGGGTGCTATGATGGGAATAATCGATAGAATACATAAACTATTTAAAACCGATTCATACAAATTAAAGATTATCTTATCCAAAGATATCCAAGACGAAGTAGACTTTGTTAAATTCCATGAAGATTATGATGATACGATCGATGATCATTTCGATAAACGATTCGTATATCCACTTCATGATGTTAGAGATGCCATCAAAGAACGAAATGCTAAGAAAGCTATTTTGTGTCTTAAAAAGGCTAAAATCACTATCCCCGAACTTGAGAAGTTCTTTGATAAAGAATTCTTTGATGGTGGTAGTCGGTTACGAAAAGTACCATTGGTTGAAGTATTAAAACA